TTCCATATAAACTTTTTATACTAGTAGTATACACCCCTACACGCATGAACGACACGTGTTCGACATGCACTTTTTTCAAGCCCCTGGCTGTCACATTTGGTCACTGCAGACGTAGTGCACCGGTTGCGAAAGCTGGTTTTCCTGTAGTCCCTTATGACGAGTGGTGCGGCGAACATGTGCCAAAGGAGAAAGAATCATGACAGACACCGCGTTTCTCACACATGCTGGAACACTACTGATAGGGGTAGGCACAGGTATAGTCATCCATGCAAAGCTCTGGTGGAAGAACAAAACCATTGATGAAAAGAAAGAAGCTATCGACGATGCATTAGCAGCCATGGGTGACGGTAAGATCACGGTAGCCGAAGCTCGTGAACTAATCAAGAAGCACCTATGAGGCCATATATGGAGCTCAACGCAGCCCAGGCAGAGCCAAAAAAGGCTCTAACTCTAGCGGCATCAACCGGGGTTACCCGGGCGGATACCTCTACCTCATTTGGAGGATACCTGAACTTTGATACCAGCAACAGGTTCAGGTATTACCAGGAACTGGCCGTTGCTTCTCCTCATGTATCTACCAGCCTTATCAAACTGGGCCTGTCCTTGACCAAGGGAATGCGCTTTGATGGCAACTCAGCTGCAGACGTTGAAGAGTTTGAAACATGGGGAACGCGAGTCAATTTCCTGGAACAGGTCCAGACACTGGCCAGACTGCTCTGCAGGGATGGTGTGTACCTGGCCCAGACAACAGGAGATGCTCCCATATTCCGGCTAGTGCCCTTGCTAATGCCGGCAATTACCCTTGTCTCTGCCGAGGATCAGATAGGCAAAGCTAGCAAAGATATCATCACACCACCTGTGCTGAAAGTGGTGGTCAACGAGTCGGATGCAGCAAAGCGGACTACTCTTGACATAGCAGATGTCATCTATGGCACTTTGAATGCGTGGGACAATGTCCAGAAGGATATCAGGGGAAGAGATACTTTTGGGATTTACGGAACCTCCCTGCTGGATCCGATCGAGCTTTCCATCCGGAACCTGCTGAACATCAACCATGGATATGTTTCATTCGTGCAGAAATACGGCAATGGACGCTATGTCTTCAATTTTGCACTGCTTGAGAAGCTCGTGGAACAGGAGATCATTACTATAGAGGATGCTCAGAAAGCAATCGATGCCTGGCTTGAGGAGCACAAGAACCTGAAAGCCAACGAGGACATTGTTGGCGCAGGGATGAGCGTTGTCCCGATCGATGCCAATGGATCTCTTGATGTGATGGCCTTCAAAAAATCACTTGAAACGGATATCCAGATAGGCCTTTTCCAAACGCCATTGTCGATGGGTGACACCAAAGGCTCGACCTATGCAGCTGGCTATGTATCCGAAGAAGACCGCATGGTTGCCTTGGAAGGCCTGCAGAAGGTTGTCCGGAACATTGTGCAGCAGGTAGTCGAAAAAAGGCTGAAGCTACTTGGAAAACCAGAGGGCAGTGTCTGGGTCGAGTTTGACGAGCTCAGCAAGCCTAAGATGGAGTCAAGGGATGTCCTCGAGTGGTTCAATACAGGTGTACTGTCAAAAGAGCAGCTGCTGGAGTGGGGAGGATTTCCTGTAGAGGGTAAGAAATGAAACCCCACGTCCCCCTTATGATAGGCGTTGCTTGGATCGTTATTATGGGTATTCTTGCAGTCTACTTCCCTTAATATGACACTGCTGAGATCTCGTCCGATACTGCAAGCAGAAAGCAGGCTCATTGCTCTATTTGACAGGACTTTTGAGAAAGCAGCGAAGACAAGGACACTTGATTTTGAAAGAGAACTGCCCTGGAATGTCAGGCAGTGGTTCGGTTCGAGCACTTTCGCCTTGCAGCTGGACAAGATTATCACCGAGATAATCAGGCAGTCACTTCTGTATGCAGATGGCCAGATGAAGAAGCTGTCAGCTGCAACGGTCAAAGAGTCCCATATCCTGACCGAAGAGGCTGTCAGGATATCCGGGGAGATATCCGACAAAGCATCTGAAGCAATAGTTAGGATGCTCAAGGACGATGCAATATACTACAAGCACCCGTACGAACTGGCCAAGAGGATCGATGACCTCTGGGATGGCCAGCGGTACAAAGCAGTCGCGTTCGCTCAGACATTCACAGCAGATGTTGCCACCGCTACCACCGTACACCGCTACAGGCAGTATGGCGTTGAGTACATGGAGTTCGATGCGGAGTTGGATGACAGGACAACCGACCAGTGCAGATGTCTCGATGGCACGATATTTGACCTTTCTAAGGACAGTGTTGATAGATATCGTCCTCCGTTGCACCACCGCTGCCGATCTGGTCTCCGGCCGATACCGATTACTCGAACAATTGATGAAAACAAGCTCTTTGAGAATCGTGATTTCTCCGGCACCTTGGATGATCCCGAAGATATCGCAAAGGCTTTTGGAAACATCGAGAAGTTCAACGAGAAGTACAGGATCTCTCAATATGTCATCGACCAGGACCTGGCCGCCAGGATCATGCTTGAGAAGGGTGTGAGTGTTGGTGTTAGCGGGCCGGATTTGGATATAATACTGAAACTAGCACCCACAAAGAAAGGAACGGGCTTAGTTGATGTGAAAGGCAACCCTATCACTAGTATGCAGGAGGTGTTTGATTCAATCGACAACAAAGCACCAACAATAGAAATACCATTCGAAACACGGCAACAGTTGTCAAACGGGGCTCTTAAACCCTACCAAAACAAAATAATTAACATTGTGGATATTAAGGGCAATTCCGAAACAGGCGGGTATATCAAATTAGACAGCGGGGAACAGTTGTATATTGAGTGGTCCCAGATCATGAAAATATCCAGATATGTGAAGGAAGATATTAAGAATGCAGCAAAGAGAAACAAGAAGCAGATCAGCGAATGGGTAGTGAAAGAAAGAAACGGAAATTTCATTCTAAGGAGAGATTGAATTGTCTATCATTCTGCAATTTTTCCATATAAAGTTTTTATACTAGTAGTATACACTCAACATTATCTAATGGTAATTATTGAGGGCGTAGCCTTTCCATTAGACAAACTCAACAAAAACGGCTGGGGCGTACCCGCCTCAGAAGCAGATAACGCTATCTCCTCTCTCAAAAACGCTGTGATAAGGGTATGCCCCCGTGATTCCCCACATGGGTGCGACTATTCTGAAGATCCTAAAGCTGAGATTGGCAGAGTCCTCGATGCTTGGAAGGAAGGTCAGGAGATCAAAGCTCGTGCGGATATCACTGATTCTGTAGCATCACAGAAGATCCAGGAAGGCACATGGCCCAAGAAATGGAGTGTCTACTCCAAAGCATCATCTCTAAAAGATGGATGGGTGAGCGGCATTAATGCCCGTTCTCTCACACTGGTCACAAACCCCGCTTGGGGGAATGCCAGTTGGGAAGTTGTTGCAGCTGACGGTGAATCACTGGGGATTCACTCACTTAACGTTTTTTCAATACAAGCGGTAGATGATATCATGACTGAAGCACTTGAAACACCAGCCGGTGGGGAAACATCCACCGAGCTTGCAGAGCAGCTCGCTCTCAAGCAGAAAGAGATAGACGGCCTCAAACAGATGGTTGCGTCCCTCGAAGGAGAAGTATCCAAGAGAATGCCTGTCGAAGAGGTTCAGAAACTTGTGGCATCCGAAGGCCAGAAGATCGCGGCTGCTGAGATTGAGAAGTATAAAGCAGAAACTGCAAAGACCGCAGCCTTTGAGAAACTCGTAGCAGCCAGGAAGGACCTCGGCCTCGAAACAAAAGCAGAGGACTATCAGACACTTACTGCCGCAGATGTCGAGAAGATGGCTGATGAATTCAGCAAGATCAAGCTCTCAGCTGGATCTCATGTAACGTATCCAAGCAACCCTGGCTCCGGAACAGTCGGAAGATGGGATCCAACCAAGAAAGAATGGGTGATCTGAAATGGCATACTCAGGCGTTGTAAAACCCAATAATAAAATTGTGGCAGGCGGAAATCCTCTGGTCCAGGAACTGAAGGTTGAGAATGCGACCAACATGTATCCGGGCAGGCTCGTCAAGAAGGGCACAAACGATGGTGATATTGTCGTCAACACCGCAGGAGGCGCAGCAATAGGCTGGCTCGGATACGAGCAGGCAAACCCGGTATTCATGCCAGCTGATGTCGACACAATCTATGCCCAGAACGATATGGCACCTGTCCTGAACGGCGGCGGTTTCTTCGTTGTAGGCAGGCTGGCATCCGGTCAGAACGTGACCAAAGGCACGCCACTCGTTGGAGCTGCAAACGGTGAACTCATAGCAGCAACTGCACTGTCAGTGGCAACTGGTGCAACGCAAGTGACATCCAGTGCAGCAAATGGCCCCATAATCACCGGTTCACTCGGTACACAGGGCGTCATCGTGGCAATCGCAGAACAGTCAGTGGATGCTTCAAGTGCAGCTGCTGACATCGTCGTAAGGAGTCTCATCTGAGGTGAAAAATATGACAAACGCACTCGCAGCATTCTCAAAAGACATGGACACCAAGCTGGTTGACCCGCTTAGGAACGTCCTGAAAGGAAGAAAGCTCGTATATGTCACACCGGCAAAGGGCTTCGGCATCACCTCAGTAGATTGGGGCAAGGTCACCGACGTCAGTGACGGTCTGGTATCATATGGCTTCCGTGATGGAAATGTCGACAAGATCGAAGTGGCTCTCACGAACTCCAAGGTCCCAGTCTACTGGAAGGACTACCTCGTTGACAGACGCATATATGAAAGCTGGCAGACCAAGAATATTGATGTCGATGCCGCATCTGCACTCTCAGCCGCATACAAGGCAGCAAAGGCAGAGGACACTGCAATCATCATGGGAGTTACCAACGATGGCACCAACTATGACATCAATGGCCTCTACCAAGGCGCAGGAAACGACTACTCCACGACCCAGGACTTTGCTACATTCGGGAAAGCAACCACAGCCCTCGCCGGTGCATATGAGCTCATGGATGACGATGGCATCCCAGTGGACAGCCTGCCATTCAACCTGTGCCTGGCAAGCACCCAGTATCAGCAGCTCATGTCTGTCCGTAACGCCAACGGTCTGAGGGAAAAGCAAGATATCCTTGACATGCTCAACGGTGGAGGTATCTTCTCCAGCAATGCCCTCACAGCTGGTACGGGATTCATAGCACCCACTGCTGCAGTTGGAGAACCATACGTTGACTTCTACCTGACATCTGACTTCAGGACCGAGCATGGTGTGGACTCCAAGCACCCTGACACAGGAGATCTCTACGGTCGTGTGTACTCTGCAGGTATCCTGAGGATCAAGCAGGCAAACGCAATCTGCAGGCTGAGTTCAATCTGAGGTGATACACTGGTTCGTGTTAAGGTCAAAGTAAGTCATCTTGCAATCGATATCGACGGCAAGGAGATGAAGTTCAGGAGAGAAGAGGAATTTGAGTGTGCCGAGGAGAGAGCAATTCGCCTCGGTAATTCGGTTCAGATCATTCCTGACATACCCGAACAGGAACCAATGCCACC